AATAACCTTGACAATGATCCTGTACGTTTGTTCCGTAGCCTTTATGATAGCTTGTACGATTGCATGGATGGCAGTACTATTCCCCATGTTGTTGTTATATTGGGTGAGTACCAGTATAAGTCAGCTTTTGTCGCCGATCAAGAAATCAATACTCTCGCTTGTTTGACAGAGATTATGGCAAGGGGCAAATTTAAATGAGTGTGCAAGTTTTTGATGATGTATTAAGTATTGAAGATGCAAAGACTATTGAAAATTTTGTTCTTACAATGAAATATCGGTGGGGGGCAAAGAGTCTAACCCAGCATCATAGGTATTATCCATTTGAATTGCCAAAAGGATTAAAATGGGGAGATTGGGAACCACAGTCGCCAGGAAATTTTCATTGGATTAGTAAATTTGGTATGACTGAAGATTCCTTAAAAACAAAGAGCCATGATATAATATTGCAATTGTGGAAAGGTCTTTATACAAGATGCAAATTGCGTGAAAGGTTCGGTGTTGAACAGCTGGCAGATTGCTATGTGAATGTTCATACTTATGGACAAGCACCATATCTTCATCAAGACCCAGGCAATTTCACTATGATATATTATCCTCAACTCAATTGGGATGAAAAGGAATGGGGTGGTGGTACGACAATTTGGGAACCAGAGATTCAAGAAATAGATCAAATAGAAAACTTAGAAGTTCTTGAACATGTGCCATATAAGGGTAATAGGTTGGTAGTTTTTGATGCTTGGCATATGCACAGAGGAGAGCCAGTCTCTAGAACTTGTAAAGAAGCTAGGTATGTTATTGTATTTAAAACTATTGCACATGGTGGAAATAATGAAAGGTTAGATTTTTATAATGGCTGAATCAAAGATACAAGTTTATGATAATGTCTTATCTAATCATGATGCACAGATGGTTAGTGATATAATAACAGACAAAGAATTTTTATGGCACTACTACCATCGTTCTGATAATAAGCAAGAGATTTATCATTGGCACCGTCTTGCGGGGAGAACTGATAAAGAAATAACAGATAGCGGATTTGAGTGGCTTATTCCTTTGTGGAATAGTTTCATGTATAAATACAAATTTAAGGATGTGTATGGTATTGATACTTATCGCAGGATTTATTTCAATGCACACACATTTGGACTAGACCCTCGGCCCCATAGAGATGATGGCGATTTTACTATGATATATTATCCATTAATGGAATGGAGAAAAGATTGGGGCGGCGGTACTATAATTTGGAATGAAGATGATACTAAAATAGAAAAACATGTTGCATACACTGGAAATAGATTAATGGTATTTCCTGCTAATAGACTACATCAAGCACAACCTGTGCATATTGACTGTTTTCGATTACGGAGTTGTATTGTGTTTAAGTGCTACAAGACAGAGGTAACTGATGAAAGACTCGACTACTACAAAAATTAAATTCTTAAAAGAGCTTGGCGCCGATAGGGTTCCTCATAGCGGTCGATATTTGATTGATCATTTGGTTGGTGTGCATGATATTCTTGTTGGTTGGAAACTAGAACAGTATGTTTGTGATGCTGGGTTGTTTCATTCCATTTATGGTACAATGTCATTCAAACACCAGACAACAGATGACCGTGAATATATTAAGTCAATTATTGGGTCCATGTCAGAAAATTTAGTTTATCATTTTTGTATGTTAGATAGACCAAGATTATATCATATTGGTGAGATTCAAGATGGGAAATTAAAAGAAGACTTGGTTCATATAAATTCTGCAAATAGTCAAGAGCAAAATATTGCAACAAAAAAAGAAATGACTATGGAAGAAGCTTACGGTGGATTATGGAATTATAATAATGGAAGACGTGCTTGATGTATGAATTAAAAGATTATCTAAACGCAATCAACCAAACAAAAGAACCTTTGATGGATAGTGAAGATGAAACGTGGGAGAAGAAATACCCGCCTTTCGTTGTCAATAAATGTCTCATGCCATTTCAAGACACTGTATTGTTTGTCAATGAGATCAATCAACTACCACATCTAGACAAGAAGTTACAGTTCGACTTTTTCCTAAATAGTCTTAGACCAAGAAAACGATTCAGTCCTTGGGCGAAGGCGAAGAAATTAGATGATCTAGAATATGTTAAAGAGTATTATGGTTATAATAATGAAAAGGCGAAAGCCGCTCTTGATGTGCTAGATGATGAACAGATTTCTGCCATAAAACAAAGAACAAATAAAGGTGGAAGAAATGGAAGAAGTTAGTTGGAAACAGGGAGATATGCTAGAGATAACTCTAAAGCAGCCCGATGACTTTCTAAAAGTCAGAGAGACACTCTCACGAATTGGGGTCGCCTCAAGAAAAGAAAAGAAACTATATCAATCCTGTCATATTTTACATAAACAGGGTAAGTATTTTATTGTTCATTTTAAGGAGTTGTTTGCTCTGGATGGAAAAAATACAAACCTATCTGAAAATGATATTGCAAGAAGAAATACAATTGTAAATCTTCTCAACGATTGGGGATTGGTTAATGTTGTAGGCGAAGCTGAACCATCTGCGCCCTTGAGTCAAATCAAGGTAATTTCCTTCAAGGAAAAAAGTGAATGGTTGTTAGAGACAAAATATAATATTGGTAAAAAACGGGAAGCCTAATGGAAAAATTTAAATCTTTTATCACAGAGCAAAAAGATGAGAAGTATCGTATTCTCGTTATTTCTGCTGAACCAGATAATAATAAATTATTTCACACTGCCCAGAGGGTGACAGATGAAGCAAAGAAGTCTGGTCATGAGGTCTACGTTGTAAAAGTTGAAGGTGCTATTATTACTTATGATAATGGTTATAAAATTTTCAATGCCGATGATAAAGATGGATTTGAAATTAACAGCGATACTGTGGCAATCGTGCGAGGCTCTGTTCGACTGAAAAAGAGTTATTTAGACTTACTCAGTCAATTAGAAAAAATTGGTGCTTGCATGGTAAACAGTCGAGAGACAGTTGAGATATCAGCAGACAAATATCGGACATATCTCAAATTACAAGATTATGGATTGACACAGCCTAAAACAGTTCTCATTCCTAATGCTGATACATGGGAAGAATCGTTAAAATCACTAGATAGTAAATTTCCCATTATCATGAAAACTCTGGAAGGTTCTAAGGGTGTTGGTGTTTTGTTTATTGAGTCAGAACGACAAATTGAATCTTTAGTGCAATTGCTTTACAGTCAAAACGATGATGTAGATTTACTAATTCAAGAATACATTAAGACTGATGGAGATATACGAGTTATCGTTTTGGGTGGTAAAGTTATCGCCTCTATGAAACGAGATGTAGTCGAGGGAGATTTTAGATCAAATGTCTCTCAAGGAGCAAAAGTCAAAGAATATAAGTTAACAGAATTAGAGTTGGAACAATGCCTATTGGCTGCTAAAGCGATTGATGGTTCTTGGACTGCCGTAGATTTTATCCCATCAAAGAATCCTAAGAAAGACCCACCATATATTCTGGAAATAAATCACTCCCCAGGCACAGAAGGTATTGAAAAAGCAACTGGCGATAATATTGTTAAAAAGGTTATTGATTTTTACTCTAATCCAGATAATAGATATGCAGTTCCCACCCAATGTGGTTGGGAAGAAATCGTTACAGTAAATCCTTTTGGAGATTTAATTGCAAAATTTGATACAGGCAATGCTAGATATCCTGTGCTTCATGCAGAAGATGTAGAGGTTAACGGTAAGAAAATTACATTCACTCATGGCGAAAAAACTATAACTACTAAGTTAGTTGGAGATTATGTTTCTATAACAGGGGGTGGAGAAGATAAGAGATATTTGGTCGATTTAGAATTTGAATTTGCTGGTTCTTCTTATGGTAAAATTACTTTCGGCCTAGATAACAGAGATGACTTTAATACAGATGTTTTGTTAAACAGAAAAACAATGCGAATGTTGAATGTCATGGTGAATCCCCAAAGAAAATATATCGTTACCACCAAATTTACCCTTGACAAATAACTATAAAGGTGTTATAGTCTAACAATGGACTTTTACACAAATGTACTTCAATGGGGCAATCAACTTTTTGTTAGAGGAGTTGAGAACGGCCAACGTATCAAGAAAAAGGTTCGGTATGAACCTACGTTATTTGATGTTGTTCCTCAAGAAACTGGATATAAAACTTTGGACGGTAAAAACGTTTTACCGCATCCATTCGATTCTATTTCTTTAGCTAAAGATTGGTACGATAGTCACAAGAAACAAAATCTTGTCTATGGTAACACTCAATATAATTATTGTTATATTGGTGACGAGTATCCCGGCGATGTGC